AGTATGACCACAGAACAAGCATTAAACAACGTCCGTTATAAAAAAGGTGATGTTCGTGAGGACGGAAAAGTATTTTGGGCATATCAATCTACTGGTAAAGAGTATTGGGTTAATAAAGAAAACTTTAATCTAAATCAAAAAAATTGTCTGGCAAAAAAGAATGAATATCGTGTTAATAATTACGAAAGAATATCAGTTAAAATTAAAAAATATTACCAAGATAATCGAGATGCTGCTCTAATAAAAAGAAAAGAGCATTATGCAATAAATCGAACAGCAACTCTAAAACAAGTAGCAGCCTATCGAAAATTAAATTGGAAGAAGATTTCTGCAAAACATACTATATATCAACGCAATCGACTTGCAGTTGATTCCCTTTTTCGTTTAACCCACAGATTGCGTAGTCGTCTTAGTCGTGCTTTTAAATGCCAAGGAGTTGAAAAGACCAAAAATGCTTTTGAATTAACGGGATGCAATAGAGAACAACTGCGTCAGCATTTTGTTTCTAAATTTCGCCAAGGCATGACGTTAGAAAATCATGGTCAGGTTTGGCATATTGACCATATTCAACCATGCTCATCTTTTGACTTGTCTAATTCAAACCAAGCATCAACTTGTTTTCATTATTCTAACCTTCAACCACTATTTGCAGCAGAAAATTTAGCTAAAGCTAGTTCATTTTAATATATGAATATTGATACCGCACTTAATAATCTCTATAATGCCGCCCGTCTTGCCCCGCTAAATGCGGAGCAGCATGAGCTTATCCGCAAATGTGCTGAACAGCTTGCTGAAGCCTTAAAGCCTAAGCCTGAGCCAGCAGCCCAAGACTAATATGTTTAGCTTCATCAGCAGCGCATTAGGGGGCAGCTTACTCGGCGGCATCCTAAGCCTATTCCAGAAGTGGGCTGATGTTAAAGCTAAGGGGATGGAGGCCGACATTGAGATACGCAAGATGGAGAGCATGGCGCGGCTCAAGGTGACGGAGGGGGAGCTGGCGGCCTTTACAACGTCCCAGCAGGCTAATGAGGACATTGACATCCCTGCCAACACCCCTGTCTGGGTGTCAGCCATCCGTGTGTTAGTGGACGCTTTTCGGGCGTTCACCCGTCCCGGCCTCACTTGGGCCATGATAATCACCCTAAGTTGTGTTATATTTGGCGATAAACTAGGTATAACTGCCACAGAAGCCGTTATCTCCGACTTTGTATTCACTACTTCAACAGCAGTTATGTGGTGGTTTGGTAGCCGTCCTTTGGCTAGAACCGCTAAATAACGCTGTCGCAGACATCGTTTCTATCCCCCTTTCCGTGCGTTTTAAGGCCATTTGACGCTTTAAAGCCACCTCCCTACCAATAATCTATGAAAGCCTCTAAAAGAAACCCTAAAGCCAAGAAGAACGCGCCGCCTAAGCAACAGGTTAATGTCCAAACAGCCAAACAGCGCATTATGGAGGCTGGGAGCCATAATGAAGGCCGTATGAGCTATTCCACCAGCCGTCAGGCTTGCTGAGATGAATCCAAGGGATTTGCCTTGTAACAGCCCTAGACGCGACATCCAAGGCGGCAAGAAGTCTGTCGTGCGTGCTTGTGCTAATGGACAGGAACGTATTGTGCGTTTTGGAGACGCCAATATGACAATTAAGAAATCTTCTCCCGCACGCAAGAAAAGCTATTGCGCTAGGTCTGGCGGCATCAAGGGAACATCTAACAAATTATCTGCTAATTGGTGGTCGCGCAGGGCATGGGACTGTTAAGGTAATATACGTCTATGGCGCGTTTTAATAATTATGGCCCCTTAGACACACCTCTTATGGAAGAAGGGGATACGGGATTTGCTCGCATGAACGCTCGCTTGCGTCCCGACCAATTGAAGGCGGGAGAAGTAGCGTTGTCCACTAATGGACGTATGGACTTAGATGGCGCGTGGCAGACGCGCATGGGCGTGCAAAACTTTGGAGCGGCTCTTGCCACTAACGCCACAGCATTGACGTTGCCGTTCTACACCTACGCCAACAAAACGGGCAATAGTGTAACAAGGGTGTCTACCACTATTACTATTGGGTTTGCCACCGCTCATGCTTTTACCACCACTACACTAGCGTATGTCTCTGGCATAACAGGCATTAGCCCATCTTTTGTAGCGCAGAATTATATTATTACAGTGGTGAATAGCACCTCTGTTAGCATTACGATTACAGGCATTTCTGGGACAGCCACTGGCACTGCCGTAGTTGGCGCACCAAGATTAGAAGACACCATTGTTAATGCTGTATTTGGTAGCTGTCTGTTCTCAGACCCTACGTCTGATAATGATGAATACATCATGCTTGCCACCAATACAGGTGTAAAGGCAGTGAATGTAAGCACGGGAGCCACTACTAACACCATCACTTATCCCGGCGGCATCACCATAGATACAGACGTTAATCTATTACAGGCGTTCAATTATCTTTTCTTGTTCCGTGATGGTTTAACTACCTTGCAATTTACAGGAACACTTGTTGGCAGCCCAGCTTTTACATTAGTATCTAATGGCGCATACACCCAGCCATTAACATTAACGGCTTCAGCTAATTGTGCTATTGCCAACGGCGTTGTCACTATTAGCGAAACAGCGCATGGGCTGGTAGCAGGCAACACTGTCAGGATTATTGACCGTGGCACAACCAATCTAAATAACTTGTCAGAGTATTTTATTACAACGGCAAGTGCTAATACATTTACGTTCTTTGCTACAGCCGATAACATTACAGGGGCTACAGTGGTGTTGGGTTCGCCGCAAAGTGCTGGGGCTGGTTTTACCCACATGCCTGCGCCCCCGTGGGCTATCTATCATCAGAGACGGCTCTGGATGCCCTATTACTATACAATGGCTGGCAGCAGCGGCAGCCCCACCATCACCAGCAGAAACATTACGGATGAGATTATTGCGTCCGATATTCTTGACCAGAACACCTACGACCAGATTGAGAACAATTTCCGCATTGCCTCTGGCGGAGCCGACTTTGTTGTTGCTATCCAGCCGTTTGCCGAAGATAATGTTGTAGTGTTCAATCGCAACACTATCCATCTTATTCGCGGCGTAAGCCAACCTCTAAAGGACGTATCGGTGCAAGAGGTAACCCGTGAAGTAGGTTGTATTGCTCGCAAAACTGTGGTGCAAGTGGGCAATCAAATCTTCTTCTTGTCCGACAACGGCGTATATTCTGTCAACTTTGAGGATTTATATAATTTGCGGGGCGCATCTATTCCTATGAGCGAGGCTATCAATCCGCTTATTCAACGCATTAACCCAGACTATATTGCAAATTGTGTAGCTACCTATCACGACAATCGCTATTACATTGCTGTGCCGTTAGATACATCGACAGAGAATAACGCTATCTTTATCTATAACTTCCTTAATCAAGGCTGGGAGTCATTAGACATTATTGAACAGAATGGTTGGAATGTGCGTGAGTTTATTAGGGCAGGAGCTGGCGGCCTTAATAGTCTGTATGCTGTTAATAAAGACGGCGGCATCCATATCCTAGACTACCGCGAAGACGATAGGGACGTTGTAAACCTACAGATTGGTGGAACAGCCGCTTATTATCCAATTAATTCTGAATTAAAGACCCGCCAATATACAGGCGGCACAATGGATAGAAAACGCTTTAATTCCTTTGAGCTACAAGCCCAAAGCTCTGACAGTAATGTTTCAGATGTGCAGATTGCGTTCTTAACAGAAAATCCAGATAGCTCAGAATTCTTGGACTCTCTTTCCACTATGTTAGGCGAAACATTGCCTATATCGGAAGATGCTTCGGCGCGTGGCAGAGTTGGGAATGTTCGTGGCTATGGCGGTCAGTTTGTATTAGCCCCAACTATTGGCCGCCCTAAAATCCGCACTATCAAAATATCCGCCCAACTCACTGACCAAGGCATCAATTCTAAAGTATAATGTCTGACCTACAAACAGGATACACTTGGTCTGACGACAAGGCTAATTGGGAAACCAATGAGGCCACAGCTATTCGTTTGAATAGGATGATGGAAGACACCCAGATGAACATTCTGGCGGGGGCTAATGTCACTGTTACTAGAAGCACTAGCGGGGTAACGATTGCATCTACAGCCTCTGGTACAGGCACTGTTACTAGCGTAGCAGCAACTGCTGGCACTGGAATTACAGTGAGCGGTAGTCCAATTACCACTAGCGGCACGCTCACCATTACCAATAGTGCGCCCGACCAAACTGTAGCCATTGCTGCTGGCACAGGCATCTCTGTCAGCGGAACCTATCCTAGTTTTACGGTGACAAATAGTTCTCCATCATCTGGCGGCACTGTAACAAGCGTAGGAGGAACAGGAACGGTCAATGGCATAACGCTATCTGGAACAGTTACTTCTAGTGGAAACTTAACCCTTGGCGGCACTCTAAGTGGTGTTAATCTAACAAGTCAAGTAACGGGGGTGCTGCCGCAAGCCAACGGCGGCACAGGACAGACAACATTAGGAGCAGGAACCTATACGGCTACAGGTGGTTCTGCGGCTATTTCTCTAGCAAATCGTTCTGCACAAACTATTAACGTAAAAGATTATGGAGCTACTGGGGATGGAACAACAGATGACACTAGTTCTATTGTTAATGCCCTTGCTGCTCTATCATCTAACAAATCTTTGTATTTTCCGTCGGGGAAATATATGCACACTGGTGGGTTTTCTTTACCAGCTTCATTAACTAATGTTTTAGTATACGGCAATCAAGCGCAGTTGTTTTGCACTAATATGAATCAGGGAACGTTTTCTGTTCCATCTAGCTGTTCATTTATCACTTTTGATAATCTATGGGTTAATGCTTATGGTTTATATCGCCGCAGCAGTGGTATTCATTTTGTTATTGGTTCAGATTACACCACCATTCGGAACTGTCGTATAGAGCGGTCAACTGATTGGGGTGTTCAAGTAAACAGTGCAAGCGGTCTGGGTTCCCCCTATGTTAAAGGATTTGTTTGTTCTAATAATTATTTTAAGGATACTATGGGAGATGGATGTCATGTTATGGATGGCGATGGATTTTTGATTGAAAACAATGTTTTTGATGGTTGTGGAGATGATGCTATTGCTGTAATTACCAATGGTGCTGCTGCACAACCACAGAACGGCATTATTGCTAATAACATTGTTTTGGGAAGAACTACATATATTGCCGCAACTATCCCCATATCTAGTATTACAAGGTCTGGCACTACCGCTACGGTTACTACAACCAGTCCTCACGGTATTACCTCAACGGTTGGATTGCCAGTAGCTATTTTACATTCTGGTGCTACTGGTGGAGATGCAGCACTATACAACATTGAAGCTGATATTGTTACTACGGGCGCATCAACTTACACATACACAATGCTTGGAACTCCTGCTGCATCAGCTACGGGAACATTAATTGCACAACCAACTAGATGTTTTGGATTTAGGGGCATTGTTGTATTTAATAGTAAAAACATTAAAATATCTAACAATCAAATTTTTACAACAAATTCAAATTCTATTGCATTAGATGATGAATATAATCAGACCGCATATGTAAACGAGGAAATTCATGTTTCAAGTAATTTTATATACGATTGCAATTATTTGGGAGGACAAATTGGAAATATTAAGATGTATTGGTGTACTCGTTGTTCTTTAACCAACAACTATGTATTAAATCCCCATGCAGCAAGTATGTTAGATATTGATGATTCACAAGGTTTAACTATTTCTGGCAATGTTTTCCAACAAACCGTTAATCAATTTTGTCGAGGGATTGTTAGCTCTGGAGCCAGTTCATCTAGTGGAAGAACCTTAAATGCCTCCAATAATGTTTCAATTTGCAATAATACTTTTTATTTGCAACAAGCCTCTAATAATGAAGGGATTAGAATATATTATTTAACTGGAAAGAAGATGAACAATCTTATTGTGGCAAATAATGTGTTTTTTAGCCTTGGTATTACATATTGTGAAACAGATTTTGTTAATGTTGGTAAGTTTGTTAATAACACCGCTATTGGCGGCGGCACAACAATTACCAATACCAACACCTCTGGAACCATTACAACCGTAAATAACAACTGATATACTACCCCTATGGCTATTCTGACGACAGGGAACACATTTGCTGACGGCAATCAAGTAACGGCACTTAAACTAAACGATGCTGTTAATGGTGCTACATTTGCGTCTGGCGCAGTGAATAATGCCCAAGGTACTGCCATAGCGTCTGGTGCAATTATTGTAATAGACGGCGGCATTGGCGAAGCCAAATTAGAATCAGGCACAAACGGTCAGTTATTTATTGGCAATGGCACAGGGTTTACTAAAGGCGTATTAACGGCTGGGGCTGGCATAGCTATCACCAATGCTTCGGCGGCCATTACGGTGTCGGCGGCATCATTAGGCGCATCTCCTGCCCAAGACTTCTTTGTTATCATGGATAATACAGATGCAACGGGCAAAACCTTCCAGAAATCTACAGGGTTTGTTGCCGCTGGTGGAGACATCACTTTTTCTACAAGCAACGAATTAACAGCAGGGTATTTTAAGGCCACCAATGCTTCTGGGTCTGTTACGGCTAAATTCTATAAGGATGTTAATGGTGTTCAGCTTCTTACAACTCAAGCTGCGGCTGAAGCTAATGTTACGGTGACTTCTAGCATTGTTGGTTCAGACACGGTAGATGAATCAACGGTGCTTGCTTCTGTAAATGCTTTAGAGAACAAAGTAAACGCTCTACTTGCCAAGCTACGCACTCACGGGATAATTGCTACTTAATGGGAGCCATCCAAGATGCAATTGCTCTATACGGCCCTGACTTTCCTCGGCTTCATGGGATGTATTTGGAGCGAGGCTTCTGTTATTCTGAACCTACCATGCTTGCTCTTGCAAGGCCGTGCTTGGTTGAAAGATACGAGGAATGGGTGGAACCGCAAGATGCGGATGCTTGGTGGATTGAGCTATGTGTTGGCCCTAATGCCCTTAGCATTATGTACAGCAAAATCCCTTTTCCGCTCTCAAGAATTGGTTGGCGCAGAGATTTCAAGAACAAGCCAATTCCTCGCTTCTACGACTTTTACAAACTACAACATAGGATAAATCATGGGTTCTAATACATTTCCACAGCAACAATCTATGGGGCAGATGCAGATGCCGCAGATGGCTCCTATGCAGCAGCAAGACCAGCAGACGGGCTTTGCTGGGATGTATGCGCCGCAATATGGGGCATTTTCTCCTATGGCTGGGGGAATGGCTATGTCTGGTGGTATGCAAGGATACGGCGGCGGACAGTCTGTGCCTAATTATGCTCCGCAAGGTCGTTTGGGTATGGCAATGACACCTTCAGGCCAAAATGTTTACCCAGATATGTCTAAAATGACACAGCAAGACATTAATGCTCCATACGACCCATCTAGCTATAAACTTACAGAGGGATATGCTGCGGCTGTTGCAAATGGTACTGAAGGTTTATATCAAGCTGCTCCTGCTGGAATGGGGCCTCAAGCTGTTCCCAATTATCAAGTGCCACAGATTCAACAGCAACCTATGGCTGGATACGGCGGCTATGCACAGCAGCCTATGCAGCAAAACCCGTATGGTGGTAACAAGGTAAGTTCCCGCCAAGGGCCACAGCGTCTCTACTAACATTTAATACTATCTATCATGGGTTCTAAGATTTCAATGCCACAGGCTCCAGCAGCCCCCACTCCTATCGACCCCGGCAAGTCTGCGCTCGATTATATGCGGAGCATGGCTGACCCAGCCTTGCAGAATCAGATATTGCAGAGCGAGCAGATGTATCGTCCTCAATATGCGGCACTTAACCTAGCTGACCTAAATACATATTTAATGGGCGGCGGCGGCCAACGTGGGGTGCTAGACCTTAACGCCCAAGCTACCCAGCAAGCCAATCAGATGCAGATGGACGCTCTTTCTCAGCAGAGGATGCGCGACATTGCAGACGTAGAACAATACGGCGGCAGAGCCACAGAAGCCCTTCGTAACGCTGACCCCTATCAGAAAGCCCTGCTGCAAGGCATGAATCAATATGCCCTACAGAGTGCTGGGGCGGCTGGCCGTCTATCCCCAGAGGCTCAACGCAATGCTGAACAGCAGGCTCGCCTGTACGGGCAGGCGCGTGGGCGCGTAGGCGATACGTCCACAATAGCGGCTGAGATAATGAATCGTGAGGCTGCTATGGGGCAACGTCGTCAAGAGGCCGTAAATGCCGCGCAAATGGCCTTTAACGCCAATCGTATGACCTCGGCTGACCCTTTCCAAGCCATCCTTGGCAGGCCGTCAAATGCGGCACAATTAGGCATGGCGCAGACACAATTTGCTCAAGGTATGGCTGGTCAGCAAGGGCCGCAGCTATTTGACCCTAATGCGGGTATCAACTTGGCCTTGGGTCAGAACGCCAATCTGAGCAATTACAACGCCAACATCTATGGCTCACAGGCTGGCTTTGCGGGAGCGCAGGCACAGGCCCGTGGTGCTATGATTGGTGGACTCGCTCAAGGACTTGGTGCAATTGGCGGTGGATTTGCTAGCAAATGCTGGGTAGCCCGTGAAGTATTCGGCAAAGACAATCCTAAATGGCTTTACTTCCGCGCTTGGCTTGATACAAAAGCTCCTAAGTGGTTCTATAATCTATATTTAAAACACGGCGAGCGTTTTGCGGCATTCATCAAGAATAAGCCTGTGTTAAAGTCTGTTATCCGTATGTGGATGAACGGGCGCATCCAAAAAACATCCCAACTTAATCTAGCATAACATGGCAACTTTTGGACAAGGCATTAACCCACAGCTCGGTGCAATCGACTATAGCCCCATCCTTAGGGGGTCATTGGCTGGCGCACAAATGGCTGCACAAGGCAGCCAAATGATTGGGCAGGGCTTGGCTAATCTTGGGCAAGAGGTTGGCAAAGGAGTTGCGGCATATTACAAAAAGCAGGAAATAAAAAAATTAGAAGATGATGGCGTTGCGTTTATTCAAAATCTTGGAACAACAAATCCATATATATTGCAAGCAGTTGGTATTAAAGACCCTAACGACACAAAGGCCATTAAAGCTGGCATGAAAGCCGTAGGTGGTGTAGAAAACTTTTTTAAGATGGCAAATGTTGCTAAGGGAGAGATGGATAAGACACAAGCCGCTGACATACTTATGCGCTATGGTGCAAGTGGCGGTGAGTCTAGCTATATGGGTGCTGATGGGCAAACACTTGGTTCACCAGAAGCTAATATGATGGCCCAGAATCAATATATGGCGCAGACCACAGAAAGATTAAAGCAAGATGAATTAAAGTCACAGGTAGCATTAAATAGAGCTAATGCTAAAAAAGCAGCAGCAACTGAAGCTCAACCAACAACGGCCATGCAAAATGCAAGTGCGGTTGTAGCTGCTGAGATAGCCGCTGGTTTATATCCAGCGGGTTCCCAAGAAGCTACAGAACGTTACGCATCAGTCTTATCCACTGGTGGCCGCGAAGTAGGCGAATCTTATTCTGCTGGTCCAATCATGGCAGATTCTATTTCTGGGGCTAATCCTATACCAACGGTTAGAGCAAATAGAGGGAAGCATAAAGGACAGATTGGTACTGTAGACGCAAAGGGCGTATTTACACCAACAGATTTAAGTAAATTTTCACCAGTATCTCCGGGTGATGTTAATGCATTTTTAGATGCTCCTTCATTTCAAAAATTAAGTGATAAACTAATTGCTCAGGAAAATTCTATTAAACAATTAAAAAGATATACTGAAGGAGTGGGAACCTTATCGACAGGTCTTGATAAAGCCGCTACCGCTGTATCGGCTCTTATCAAAACATCTATTACAAAACAGCCACTGACTGAAGATGAAAAAACACTTGGTTTGTCTGTGGCTAGACAACAAGGATTATTAGGCGCGTTTAAGGGAGTAATCCTTGGGGGTGGTGTTCTTACAGAACAAGATGCTATGCGTATTTTAGAGCGTTTTGGTGGTGATATTAAAAGCATTTCTACAAATCGAGAGATTGTTAAACAGGCAATTAATGAAGTTTTAGAAGATAAAATGAATGAATACCAGCAGGATTATAACCTCTATCAACAAGGCGTTCTTAATAGATATGGGAAAACTGGATATAAACAAAGAACTTTAGTTAGTATAGAAGAAAAACCAGCATCACCACTACCGCCTATTCCGCCCGGTTCTTCTTTTGATTATACCCCAGATGGCGGTCTAACACCCACACCATGATTACTGTTAATCACCCAAAGGCTGGGCCAGTACCATTTCCTGATGGTACATCAAGAGATGCAATTATGGCAAAGATGAAGTCGCTAAATGTGCCTTCTGAGCCAGTGGTTACTCAAGGACGCATGAATCCAATGACGGATATGCCATCTCGTATGGGTATGCCTGCTGGTGGGGCTATTGCTGACATAGGCATGGAGACTGGTGGGGGATTAATTGGACAGGCAGTTGGTGCTGGTGGTGGCCCTGCTGCTCCTGTTACTATTCCTCTAGGTGGATTTATTGGCGGGTTTTCTGGAAATGTTGTTGGTCAACTTAGACAACAATTTAACGGAGAGAAACAAGATTTTTCTTTAGGTGAAGCAATTGCTGCTGGTGTTCTTTCATCAATTCCCGGAAGCCCGTTAGTGGCTGCTACTACCAAAACGCTATCTAAAGTAGCGGCAAAAAATGTTGTGGCAAACGTTGCCGCTAAAAGCATTCAAGAGGGCATTGATAATGATAGGATGATAACGCCAACAGAGGCTGTTGTTTCTACTGCTACTGGTTTTATGGGAGCCTATGCGGGCAAGGCTCTTGACACAGGCAAGAGTGTTATAGCGGCAACTCGCAGAAAGATTGCTGATGAAGTTGAAAATCAAACACTTAAAATTGTAACGGATGCTGGATATATGATTAATCCTAGCGTATTGAAGTCTGGGAAGATTGTTTCTGCACTTGAATACTTGGGGGGAAAACAATTAACTGATAATGAATTTGCGCTTCTAAATGCAGATGTCACTGTAGATTTGGCTAAAAAAGCTATTGGTATTTCTCCATCTAAAGCATTAAATCAAGTCAACATTGATGGTATTAAAGATGTTGCTAATGAGGCATATGCCGCTGTTGAGGCCGTTAGTCCAAGGGCTAAGGCTGCATTGTTAGCCTATCGTAAAGCCCAAGATAATGCCAATGCATCGTTTCGCGCAGCAGATAGCAATTTATCATCAAGACCAGTTCAACTAAAAGAAGAAGCACAAGCGTATCTTGAAGAAGCAGAGAGGTATTGGAAGACATTAGTTGCAGAAGCAAATAAAAAAACAATTAAGAACGGTGTGGCTGTATCTAATGCTGCTTTAATACCAAAACTAGAAGAAGCCAAAAAATTGCTTTCTAAGGTTCATGTTGTTGAAACAGCATTTAATGCAGATTCTGGCAAAATGAGCGCAGGAACTTTAGCGCGAGCCACAGAAGCTAGAGGAACCGTCACAACAGATGAATTAGAGATAATCAGGAAAATGGCTAATACGTTCCCTTCTAGCGTTAAAGATACTGAGTCCATGCATCAGGGCGGATTGTTGTTTAATCGACTAACAACTATGGCCGCATTGTCTATTGCTGGAAAACATTATGCTGGCAATGTTGGCATGGTATTACCCGCTATTGCAGGAATATCAGCTATAGCCGTTCCTCCTGTTTCTAGGGCTATACTAACTAACCCGACAATGAATAGGTTGCTTTCTCAGCGTTCCTATGAGGCTCTTATGCCACAAGACGTTGGCTCAATGTTTGTCCAGAAAGGTATTAATCTATCTGGGTTGAATTCGCTTCCACAATCGCAGGCTCGTTAGGAATATCCAGACAACGTATTTGTGATACCAAGTGTCTGGCTTGGGGAACGCATAGATGTATGGCCCTGTGCCATCAATCATGTATGGGGCTGTGCCATTTAACACGCGCACTAAGATAGGCTTCCCTGTCTTGCTGTAGAGGCCCAAAACGGTTTCTGTGGTGGGCAATGCGCTCTGGTCGCTCCAATTGCCAATGTCTACGTCCACCTCCGTGCCGTGTGACATTACGTTGCCGTGTAAGGCTACAGACCGTGAGCCGCCCTTAATTGTGGCAAGATACTTCCCTTGAGGCCGCCAAGCATCGCAATGCACCGTGATGATACTGGCCTTGTTGTTCACGTCTACACAATCCTCTTGGCCGCCCCAAATTTCTTGAACTAAGGCAGTGAAATCGCGGCATCCAGATGTTATCTTTAGGGTGTCAGACCACCAAGGATGCACTACAGGAAAGCCTATGGTCTTAAGCTGTTCTATGGTGTTGTTGTTGGTGTCGTAATAATTATGGAGATTCAAGTCGCTCATGTTGTTCCCTCCATTTGTTCAATCAGTTGCAATAGGCCCATTGGCAAGAATGGGTAGGCTTTAACAGCCGCAAGAATAGCTTTTAGTTTGTCAGTTTCAGTTGTCATTTGATTTTCTTAAAAAGTGAATAGAGTCTCCGGGGATTGAAATAGCTATCTACTTTTTCTGGTTTAAGTGTTGGTTTCCTAAAAATGGCATCATAATTGGCCGCATACTTCTCTAAGTCTACAGGTCTTGGCCTATCTCCCTTGCCGTTCATTTTTTCTTGGCCTCCGCTTTATCGGCTAGATACTCGCTATGCACGCTCTCCGTGATGGTGTAGTAGTGGCCGCAATCTTTGCATTTCATCTTATAGGCTCGCACTCCCTTGGCTGATACGGATGTTCCATAGGTGATGACGTTGCGGCTGCCATCGTGGGGGCAAGTCCATTTCTCATGCCCTAGAAGCACGCCTGCATGGGTTTTGGCGGCCATAAGGTCAGATAGACGCTTCCACACCTTCTCTAATATCACTACGTCATGTTTACAGTAGTCCGTCATTAGCTTCATGGCCTTGGGACTGTTGTGTAGACAAATGTCCTTCCATAGCCCAAACTCTGTTTTAATCTTGGCCCCTAAGCCTAGATAACGCGCCAAGTAGTCCATCTTGTTGCTATTGAACAAGAACTGGCTCCTAGCCCACTTGAGCGTGTCCACCGTCTTATAGGGTTCAAATGGCAGGCCGTGGAAGATGCAGCGGGTCTTGAACCACTTGATGTCAAACTTGTCTCCGTTGTGGGCCACCATTTCGTCAGCTTCGGCGGCAACTTGCAAGAACTTCTTGAGCATAGCCTTGTCGCATTGGTTCTTATCCCATGTTAAGATATAAGATTTGTTTTCATGCTCCCATTTGTAGCCAATGCAGATGATGGCTCGCTCTTTGATGATGTTGTCTTGTGCAATGTTTAGGTCGTAGCCTACGCGCCATGATAGGACGACGTTGGGCGAAGTTTCCAAATCAAAAAACAGTCTTTTAATAGAACGATTATTCATTTGTGGTAACGGTTGTTTTGTTTTTCTGGGCAAGGGCATGAGCTTTCTGATAAGCTATAAATTTAGCTGGATTCTTTGCGTATCTCGCTTTCATGTAAGCAGATATTTTATCTGCGTTTGCTATCCTATACGCCTTTCTGTATGCAACCCTGTCCCTGCTTCTCCCGTCTTTATATCCCGGCATTCTAGTTGGGTCGCAACAAACGTGTAAACCCGTGCGGATAGAGTGTAGAGTGTTCTCTCTAATAGATACATATTCTAAGTTCTCAATACGGTTATTAAGTTTATTTCCATCTTTATGATTAACGGTCAATCCTGCGGGTCTAGTCCCCAAAAAATGATTGGTTATAATTTGATGTATCTTAGTTGATATATTATTTATTTTGCAGCGCAAATATCCATCGTTGTTGTTTTGTGCAAGTTCGTTGCCTTTTTTATGTTTAGACGAAGAACGGATTGTGAGTGTTCCATCGTTATAAGTTACGCTGTAATATGGTTGAATAAACCATGACTCTGTTGTTATCATTTTGTTTTTATGCTGCGTTGAACCAATCTGAGAGATAGGTCTTAAATGTTTCTATTGAGCTAGTGATGGGTTTGAGTGTGCGGTGGGGGGTAAGCTGCCATACATTATGTATCACCATATCCTCGTCCGTATCTCCCTCGATAATAAGGACGGTGAAGTCTGGCATCATGGCTAGGTGGAGCAGCATGATTTTCTGGCCTGCACTAATAGCTTCATTAGGCCGCTTCCATTCTCCGATTAAAAACTTGCCGTGTCGCTCTAGCACCATGTCAATGTTGGATGGCATGGCTAGGGCGTTAGAGAAGATTCCGCGCAGGGCTGCGAAGTCAACGTGGGTCGCATTTCTATTTCTCATTGCTGATTGCATTTATTTCTTGGGATGATGTTTCTCTTTGTGGCACTTCTTACAAAGCACCATTAAATCTTCAGCCGGGCATAACAATCGTTCTGTAAAGCCAGCTATGTCATTAAAGTTTTTAAGCGTACCACACTCAATCTTATGATGGATTTGCGTGTTTTTAGCCATGAACCATTCATTGCACTCAGCGCACAGAAACTCCCACTTCTGTAGCTTATTACGCCCTTTGTAGGGGCGGCGAGCCATGTGCCTAGCCCTGTATTGCTCAGGCCAGCGTGTCCATGTCCTGCGGAGAGCCGAGCGTATAAACCCAAAGAATCTGGCTGTAGTCCAAGTGCCGTTGCAATGAGTTTTAGGGGGCTTCATTGGATGCTCATGTGGTCGGCATATCTATTCCCAATGGCGTAGATGACAGCGGTGATGTGCTTACATCGTGTGTAGTTTGGCTCATCACGTTCTACAATAGTGCCGCTTTTAGCCCACTCAGGAGAACAACGTGTCTCAAAGTCTCTACAGGAACACTGTCCGTTGCATCGCATATCTTTGCCGCGCAAGGCCAAGATGTCTACCAAGTGACTAGTGGTGCTATCACTGCTAGCAACATGGTAGCGTCCTTTGTCTCCTGTAAACTCAACCTTCATTCGCTAAGAGCCTTGATTTTCTGGGTAGCCATAAGCCCTGTATCAATAGCCTCTGTGAGCTTCAAGTGCCGCTCAATAGCAGAGAAATACGTTTTATGGTCGCCGTTCTCATAAGCGTCTTGCAAGTCGATTTGCCCATCTTTGAGCATATCAACGTATGAATTTACGATTGTGGTGATGTCTGTGTTGTTTGTCATAGGATTATTTTAATAGATAATGTTCAGCTTCCGCCCAACGAGGATTGTTATGGATTTGGATGTGGTGTAAACGGCATATAGCCATAAAATTGCTTGGCTCATTAAAACCGCCGCCGCGACCAAGGGAAAGGCGATGGTGAATATCAACAGCAGGATGAGAGCATCCACGCACCTCACAAACAGGGTTGAGAAGAAAGTATTCTTTCTTGAGCCGCCGATAAATGGTGAGGGCATTTTGTCTTTTCTTAGAGATTCGTCTAAGCGGTGTTCGTTTCATTGGAAATAGAATCGCCCTGCACTTTCCCCACAAGATTCCGAGCATCCAACGATTGTTGGATTGGGTTTGAGTGGAGCGATAAATTGGTGGGGCCGTGATTGAACAGCCGGGATGCGGATTCTGCACGCACACGATTTTCCCATGCTGCGTCTACACGGCTTTGATGCTGTTCGTTCTGAATACGGAGTTCGTCGTAATACATATATTTATTAGTTACGGGATAAATCTTGGCGGTTGAGTTTCTCTTGTTCGTTTACAATGTAATAGAGCTTGTCGTAAATGTCCAAGGCTTCTTCATTTGTGATGTAGCCGTTTTTAATGGAGATAAACAAACCCGATAGAGTACCATACGCCTTGGCGTAGTTGATTCTGCCGTCTACTATCAATGGATATATTTCATTCATATTTTTATTAAGTGAAGTTATTTGATTAAATCCTCAAGCAATGTCAAGAAAGCTTTAGTTGCGGTAGCTGGAACAACCCCATTTCCAAGGAGTCTGAGTTCGTCGGCTCGATTGTCATTGGAGATGCACAGCTCGGCATAGTCCATCCCACTGGCAGTCCCATCAAAGTCTCTACCCACCGAGGGTTGAGCGTTGGGAATGACTTGGCGGGGCGGTTCCCATGCGTGCTGGGGTTCGCGAAGGCGACTAGGCCATTCTTTGTTTGCAACGGTCTGTATTCCAAATCCACTTTGCGAGCCAACGTATCCGACCTCAACTGTCCGTCCTTTCTCCAATCCGATTTGCTCAAGTCCCCAGTATCTCTGTAATCCCGCGCCGCGCAAGTAGGCCAAGATGAAGACCCGCTTCCGTTGGTGTGGTGCGCCAACTTCACGCGCTGAGAATATTCCCCACGTCGTTTTATAACCGATGCTTCCCAGTTCTTCAACGACTTCTCTAAGTCCGAGAGAGATGTGTCCTTCGACGTTCTCAAAGAAACAGAGCTTGGGTCGCATAATCCTAATTCCGTTTGCGATGAAAGGCCACAAGTGTCTTGGGTCTTCTGTGCCAAGTCGCTTCCCGGCTGCGCTAAATGGCTGGCAGGGGTAGCCGCCAGAAAGGATATCCACGCGGTCTGAAAACGCTCCCCAAGGGAAACTTTTGATATTAGGCCAGATTGGAGCCGCATCAAGTTGCCCGCCTTCCATTCGCGCAAGTAAGCACTCGATTGCGAAGGCTTCGATTTCCGCATAAGCAACTGTCCGCACATTTTCGCCAAAGACTCCTTTGATTCCGAGGTCAAGACCTCCGTATCCAGAGCAAAGGCTGAGATGAGTGATTTCGGTAGTATCCATGTCATTTTATTTGTTTATTAAGTTGGAGCCTTTGGTAGGATTTGAACCTACGACCGCCTGTTTACAAAACAGATGCTCTACCACTGAGCTACAAAGGCAAATTATTTATTCTACAAAGCGTGTATATTTTGCTTGGAATTGGCAACGTGATTGCGCCAATGGGCCGTCACGGAGTTTGAGTTGATAAAGTTCTGTTTGGAATTGGGAGCGTTCTAGTCCCTGTATTTCGCCGCTATCATCTTTCGAGGGACGATGAATTGCAAGCACTCTATGAGCATCTTCCTCAATAGAACCTGTATCTCTAAAATCCGTTCTATTGGGCGGTCTATCCTCTCTTTCGTTGCCGCGATTAAGTTGTGCCGCCACCATCAGCGTACAGCCTAACGACTTCTTCAAAGGAATCATGGCTTTGCTCAATGCACTCATGCGCTCGTAAGCCCCATCAGCCTTCACTTTAATAAGCCCCAGATAGTCGATAATCACTAAGTTAGGTTTGAATGACGTAGCCAATAGGCGGCAACGTGCTTCAATCTTATCTAGGGTGAGGTCGCGGTCGAACACTAGAAACGGTTGCGTTCTCAATGTTGCCAATTCTTGCTGAAACTTAGCCTGTTGTGGTGGAAACTCGTCCCGTAGATTTCGGAGGTTCACCCCAGCCCTTTGTGCCGCAATCTGCAGAACAAGGCTCTTGCTGCTGGTTTCTAAGGTAAAATAAGCCACTTTGAGGCCGCGCTTGAGGTTATATCCAGCCACCTGTGCCATAAAGCTAGACTTGCCCGTTGATGTTCTAGCACCTACAACAACATACTCATGCTCTTGTATGGGTGTGGCTAGAGCGTCGAATGTCTTAAGTCCAAGCATAACAACGGTTTCCACAGGAACCTTGCCAGAACATTGCTGCGTAGCCCATAGGGAGGCTTCATCCACCACTTGGGGCATAGATACGTCTTGGCTCACGGATGGCCTTAAAATCGATTCTAGGGCATCTACAGACGATTTTACAGCGTCGTAGTCTAGCCCTTTGTCTATCTTCTCCAACACACCCTTTAGGGCGGGCTTTATAAGGCTTATGCCATACGCCTCGATTATGGTTTTTAAGCATTTCTTAGCGTAAGCCGTAGTTGGGGCGGCGGCTTCGCAGGCAAACAGCTCCTCCGAGGGACAGCGCGTCCCCATCTGCATAAAGATACCTGTGGTATCTGTTTGCCGCCCCTCGGTGCGGTTGCCCAATAATGCGCCCCAAATGTCGCGCCTGTCATCTGTGGTGAAACAAGCTGGCACAAGGCCGTCTTGGATGGCTAGGTCAATGTTGGCCCCATCCTGTAAGCAGCTACCAATAAATGTTTGTTCGTAATTCATTTCTTTCTTGGGTCAAAGCCCTTGATGTATCTATATAAGTTGAGACAAGATTTGAACGCTTGCCAACCTTGGACAAGCTCCTGCTGTGAATACTCCACCACATCCACCCGCCCGATTTCGGTTGTCGAGATGTAGACGTTGTAGCCCACCGCATTGACTCCAATAGGCTCACCGTCATCTGCCCCCCAAAATGCCGCATGATAGGCGGCAATCTGCATACAATGCGTATCGCCAGCAATTACAGGCTCATCTTGTTTGGTGCGTTTGGTCTTGAAGTCTAAGATGCCGCATTTCTCGCCCTTGGTAAATATCATATCGGTAGTCCCAGCGTAGCCGTAGGCTGCATTGACTATAATGTTTTCGGTCTTGTTCACGAATAGCTCCATGCTTTTTATCTTGGCGACCGCAGGCAAAACGAAGGCATCTGCGGGAACAACGCTACCATCCTGACATTGAATATCGGGGCAACTATTATACGCCGCTGTATCAGTAAAGTACAAGTCAAGTGCCGCATGAACTTTGGTTCCAACGTCCGCCGCACCGCTTCCGTCTTTGCCGCTTTTCTCTAGAATATGGCGTGCATAATCGTCATAGCTCTCGCCACCAGCAGGGGGACAATTATAGCAAGCCTTAGCTACCTCTAACATCTTGTAGCGTTCTAGGTAGGGCGCGGCCAGCATCCTTGTGTAAGCGGAGACGCTTGGCAACAAGCCCAGTCGTTTAGCGTCAGCTATTGTGGTGGGGCGCGTTGGCTTTGCACCCTTCGTTTTCGTCGCTTGTGTGTGGGCGGCTTGGCCGTCCAACGTGTACCAGTGGCCGTTTTCGTTACTCATGGTTAAGCATCTCCTTTCTTGCAGCAATCGCTTCTGATTCTGTGTAGCAATACTTCACTTTCTTCTTTCCTTTGCGTTCAATGCAAGCAACCCATTTATTTTTCCCGTCATAGCCCTTGCTGTAATAATAACCCTTGGCGTTGTCTTGGCTATAGCTATTCAACGCATTTTCAGACCTGTTAACAACGCGAAGGTTCTCACGGCGGTTATCAAATCTGTTTCGATTAATATGGTCAATTATCACTTTCACTCCATCCCAAATAAGACCCATTCGTTTTGCAATAGCGTGATGGGAATAATACTGTGGGCGTATAGTTGACCTAAGATACCCAGAGCTAAGACCAAATTTAATTTGGTACATATCGGCATCTTCGGGAGAGAAAAGCGCATCAACTGCGTGCTTTCTGTCTCCATAACTCCATCTGTGTTTTACTGACTGTCCAGAATCTAAACTCATATTTTTATATATTAAAAAGGGAAGCAGAAGTGGGAATTACCCACCCCTGCTTGATAGTTAAAACGGCACTTCTTCTGTGCCAACTTCTTTTGCCTCTAAGATGTTAGAAGGCGACAATTCACCAGCAAGCAGCTTGTTAGCCGTGCGAAGGTATTTACTAGCCGTATAGAACAGGAAACTCTCCAGAGCTTCCGATTGGATTTTGCCAGCAATAGCCAACTGCGTTGCGTTTGTCAGCGCGTTGCCAACAGCCATGCCCTCAACTCGCGGCGCATTTACAAGCGGGACGTGTGGCTTAGGAGCCGAGCGTGTCACGGTCGCGGGAAACGCTTGCGTCTGCTCTGAATGAACTTCAGCGGCGGCGTCCCCAGCACCCAATGACTTCCACACGGCTTTGTCACCAATGGTGATTTTAGCTGTGCCGTTGTAGTCGTCGCCCCTTTTGAGGCCCATGCCCGAAAAGTGAACGCGCTGGTTGTCATACTTGGAAAAGTCTTGAGAGAAACTGCTGAGGTCTGCACGATGCGCTCCATCAGCGGCCTTACAGACGTAAAAGGCTTTCCCTGTTTTAGTTTGCCGTGTTTGCGGCATCTGAATTGTGGCGGCAAAGCCCCCACGGATATACTCACCCGCTTGGGTGTTAATTGCATCTTGTAGTGACATAGTTATGTTTTTGACGGACGTTTTGGGGCTGAAGTTATTTCCAGATTCCCCTGCGAACAAGAATAGCGATGATGGCGTAATTTGCCATGTCAAGCCATGAGTCATCTATGCTCTCGTTTTGTGGATTCTCTTTCCCCATTAGGTTCTTGAGACGGCAAATTTTGTCCCAGACTCGCATCAGAATCCCAAACTCTCCAAATTCGGAGATGTTGCGGCTTCCATAATCTCGTTGTTTGCGGTCTAATGTGGCTACGTTTTCGATTGCGATTACAAGGGCCGCACGCCCCATAGCCGTTTGGATGTCGTACTCTATTGCAATCAAATCTATTGGGTCTTGGACATTTAATCGCCGAAACTCATATTCCTCAGTGCCGTCAAGAATATGGCCGTCATACTCCCCTCCAACGGCGATGAAGTCGTATTGGTTTTCATCATCCTGCATTGCGATGTAATCTGTGGCAAAAATCGTGTCGCCAACGCCTAAATGCCGTGTGTTGTCTATGGTGATATTCATGTTGTTCTTTGTTCAAATAATAAACCTTCTGCTTTGCAATCCCCGTTTTTGTGTCTCATGTTTTCGCAACCAACGTAATAACGGAATTCATTGATTCCTGTTATTAAACTGGTACGGAAAACCGATTGTTTAGTGCATCCATAGAAATGTTGTCGCCGTGTCTCTTGAAGCACGCTGAATTGACAATCTACGCATAATTTCATACAGCCTCCTTTTCGATTGTTTCAACTCTCTTTACAAGCCGATAGCGGAATGAGCTTTTAGCTTTTTCCATTTTGACCAATACCCGCAAGGCATGGTCAAGCCTTTTGAAAACGCCCAGTTCCAGAGCGTCATAATAGTTGATGCCGTGAGGACACAACGATGCTTCTTGTATTACATATTCTATTTTCATAATTATCTATTAATGGTTTTTGCCTTAAGCCCTTTAGCTGTTTGTTTCTTGCCGCTTGTTTTCTTTGGGTTGCTTAATGCTAGCGGCTTGATGTTTGAATTGTACCCGCGACGGATTTTTCCGTCAAGGCAATTTTCAAGGATTAGCATTTCTCGCCCGTGAAACACGGCTGCAAAATCCCATTCCGTCATAGGGGAAATGTCTATACAAGCCCCCCCGTTTTTTAATGTCATTATTTTGTTCATCTTGATAATATCTGCTTTATTCTGTTTTGATGTTTGAGTTTATCGGCCTCCAGCCGCTTGATGCGGCGGCTTAGATGCCAATTGTATTCCGTACCCTTAGACGGCCCTGCCTGTTTGACAAGCCCGTTCTTAATGCCCCATGACACGGCCCCTTTAGCCGATTGCAGGGCCGCATTGCTGCCGTTATTTGCGGCACAATATTCCTCCATCATGTCGAATATGTTAGCCATTTGATTCCTTTATTGGTTCGTGGTTTAGTTTGCGCCCCTTAGTGGGTAGCTTAAATTGAGGGTGAGTGCTAGCAAATTCCATTGCGGCATCTATAATACGCCCCGCAGGAACCCCGTAGAGGCTTCGCCACAAGCCAAGCTTGCGAAAATTGGTTGCGCTTATGTAGGGCCGCGTCAGGAGCTTCTTTCTAGGCCCGTCTTGTGCCGTTTTAGGGCCGCTCTTGAGCTTAATCATGTTCGTCCCCCTTGAACATATGGGGAACCATTACAAAGCAAAAGCAAAGCCAAGCAAAGGCCATTAGGCCAAGGCCAAGGTCATAGAGTGTTTTCATGTATTGGGTATCGTTTTGAGGATTCCGCGAAGTCTTGCGGCTTCCTTTTCAAATGCTTCTGCGTTTTTAGTTAAACCTTGGAACCTTTGTTCCCCTTGGCATGATTCAAAAAAGGATGATAAAGCCGTCAGCTTGCTTTTAATAATCCTATAATCGCGGTGATTTAAGTCCCGGTCGAGAGTGGGTATCATGGTCTCAACATAAACGCCGTTAAATTGATAATATGGGCGTTCATGGTTAAACGTGTCCATGGCATCTTCTCGCATTTGTGTTTCAAGCGCGAGTTCATATTTTCTAAGGGCTTTCTCTGTTCTTCCTTCATGGGTCATTTTCATGCGTCCCCCTTAGTTGCCTTACAAATGGCTTTAAGCAGGTCAGCGGCAATGCTGCCGTCAGGTTGTTCCCTGTTTACAATGGTCAGCGCGGCAATAGCTGCGGCAAGCAAATCAGGCGCGGCGGCGATTAAGCGGGCGTTTGCCCTTACTTCATCCGATATAGCAAGCCCCGGCGTGATGACGCAATGGTTGACCCGCGCAATTATCTCTTTTGGTTCGCCGTTTTCGGCGGCGGTGCAAATCTCGTATACCGTTTCTCCATTATGTTGACTGACGGTACGGAACCAAGGCCCGCCCGTCTGTTTGTTTGTTTTCATGTATATAAAGCCAACGCCGGGCGGAATTGCCAAGCGTTGACACCCAAAAGCCCCGCCGCTCACGAATGAGGCGGCAGGGCATGGGGTGAGGTATTAGCGGATTAAGGTTATTGCTTACCTACATAATTTTCCATTTCATTGCGGATAACATCCTCATGCTGTTTCCGGCCTTCTTCAATTATTCTACAAGCGGTTTCGCGGGTCATGCTGTAAAACTCTGCAAACCGATTAACGGTCAGGAAGTCATTGACGTAATCAAGATACATGGCGCGAACATTAATAACAGGGATTCCAGCAATAACTTTCGCTTCGCCGCGTTGAACCGCGCCGCTCACATGATATTTCAGACGTTCATTTAAGGTCATTGTATTTATATGGGTTGAGAGTTTAACCACGCCCAACGAATCCACCAAAGCCTCCACTAACAGCGCAAACAGGAAAGCCATTTGAGTAATTAGAATCAGGATTTAGAGTCCCCGCAGGGATAAGGTAAAGCATACAACCGCGGCAGTCCCCTTGATGATAGGCCATCAAATCATCATCCCTGTCATGGTCGCCATTGATGCGGACATTCCTAGCGGAAACAATATCTTTTGCCCGTTTCAAAGCCCCCGCTTCGCGGTCAGGGATTGCGTATTTGCTGCGTGAACCTTCGCCGTGATACACGTTGAAAGGTTTCCCCGTGACTTCATCGCGTTCAATAGCCCAATCGGAACCGTCCCCGCACTCCCGCTCAGCCCACCGTTGCAAGGTCATTTCGATACGGCGAAGGCTTGATGCCTCATCATAAGTAAAGCCCATGCTCTCCAGCTTGGCGAATAATTTTCTGTTGCTTTGTTTTATAGACATTTGATTTATTTATTTGATGGTTTACTGAGCGGGAACTAAAACGTAAAGTGGGCCGTTAGCATCTGCCACTAGCGCGTGAATTTTGTAATCTGTTGAACGGTACACGGCCACATCACCGTCATTCTCTGCGCGGTATATGAGTGTCATGCCTAGCGCATCATCATGAATATTTAGGCCGTCAGTTTCTTCGCCAATGGGTTCCCACGACCCACGGGTCAGGGATTCCTCGATGATGTCGTGTCTGTTCGCAATAATATGCTGAGTTGTCATGATTTTATTTATTTAATGGTTTACTGTTGCGCCTTGTCTTTTAGTTGAGCCTCTATTTGAGCTATCTTCTCAAACATTTTCGCGGCATATTCATTCTGATTCTGCATCCATTTTGAGGGTTTTTTGCGATTGTTAATACGGTAAAACTTTTTTGGCTTATTCATTTTTCTATTGGTTGAATTTAGTTGAGACTCGTCAGCATGGGGCATCACCCATGGACGCCTTGCGGCGTTTCGTCTTAATTAATGATTGCTTTGCGGAAGGCCATAATAGAATCCCAATCTGCGCTGTCATGACTCACTTCGGCGGGGATTGCGGAAAACGGTAGGCAACCCAAGCCCCGTAAAGCTTTTAGGTCATGGTCAGCTAAATAACGCACCGTCTCAATATTTTTGACTAGCTCGAAAATAGCTTTGTGAGCTTGTTGCAAAGCCCATTGCGCCCGCATGGACTCTGAGGCAAACTGCTTTCGCTGCTCACGCAATGTAAGTATTTCGGCATGGAGCTTGTCGTTTTGGATTTTGATATTGGTTTTCATCGGATTGTTTTTATTTGTTTGTTCGGAGGAGAATTTCCTCCGATGCAGCTAATATGGGGGCATGAATTACAGATTGCAATAACTATTTTAACAAAGAGTGAAGATTTTTTCGGCGGCCCCCAAAGCCAGGGAGAGAGAAAAGCCCCACCCCCAGACTCAAACTACCGGGAGCAAGCAGACGGCCGGAACGGCCGGACAAGCCGGAGCGGAGCGGGGCAACGGTCAGCCGAACAGTCAGGGCAATGCCTTCCCCCATCCCTCATTATCTCCCGCACGCCCCTAATGTTATAGAGTTGCATAAGCTATTAGCCACCGATTGCAGCCAATTCTAAGCGATTTGATATTTGCCTATAGCTAGGTATGCCTTTTTCTATTTAGAATCATTCTAATTAGCCATGTTTAGTAATCTTGTCATGATGCCAGCCGTCTGTTGCGACTGGGTATCAATAGGCTAGCCGCCAGCCAGTAGGCAAATTCTGCCTAGCATACTTACCATCTTGACTAAAGAACTCATGATAGGGGGGGGGCGGGGGTCGGCTAGTCGGCTGTGTTCTGTGATTGGGATTGGTTGCAAGCCACTTAAAAAATTTGCTAGATGTTGCTCCTATCCACTGCCCCTTAAAAAAAATAGCAATATGCCTGCCTGCCTGCTAGCTGCTAGTACTATGATACTACTCCTAGGGTATAAACATAAGATACTCCTTATAGGTGGTATGGATGCCGCAGGACATATGCCGCAAAAAAATTGGCTTTTCTTATCACGTTTATTTAACGTGTAAAGGAAACGAGTATATGCTTGACACAGATGTTGTTGGGGGGTAGGATGCTGGGATGGATAAGGAATACGTTCTACCTGTCATTGCGGCTAGTGTAGCGGCGCATGGGGGGAATGGTGCGCTTACGGAATCAAAACGTCCTAAAGAGGCTGTGTTGGCGTTAGAGAGGCTATGTCAGGGATGGACGTTTGATGAGATACGCAAAGAGACTGGCCTATCGTTTAATGCCATCAGTAGCTTAAAGGCACGCAATGAAGTGGCTATGGACGTTCGTAGACAACAGCTTGCGGCAGATGGGTTTGAGATAGCGGAGAAGATGCGCCTGCTGATTGCTCAGAAGGCTGAGATGTTAGCAAATGATGAGGAGGCAATGAAGAAGGTGAACATCCGCGACCTAGTGTTGCCCTATGGTATTGCAATGGATAAAGCGTTACAGAGTTTGGGCGAGGCTAAGGTGGTGATTGAGCATAGGTCTGGGAAGCCTTCTTTAGAGGATGCTGTTGCCGCCATCAATGCTGCTAAGGCTTCTTTGGTTAAGGATGCTATTCCTGTGGAGAGCTTTGTAGTGCCGCCAGATAACGCCGCATGAGCCTACGTTGGAAACCACACCCAGTGCTTTGTCCCCCGACGCCTGATGAGATGGCGCAGATGGAGCCTGATAAACTGTTGGAGCTGTGGGAGATATATCATTCGTCCATTGCTAACAGCGAGCGGGACAGCTATCGGTATGGCTTTGTCCTGCCGCATTGGAAACAGGCCGACCAGCAGCTTGCCAAGTTTACAGAGATATTGATTAGTGGCGGTAATCGTTCTGGTAAAACAAGTTATGCGGCTAGGGCTGTGGTGCAGGCGGCGATTGAGAACCACGGCAGCGTCATCATGTGCTTCAGCCAAAACGCCGACGTATCCATCCGTCAACAGCAAAGTGCCATCTATGATGCTCTGCCAGAAGAATATAGAAAGAAGATGCTGGGGGCTGAGGAGAATGTTAGCTACACTAGAAAGAACGGCTTTAGCAAAGGGAGTTTGATTCTGCCTAATAGCCTGTCGCAAATAATTTTCAAGACGTATGCCCAATACCTAAACAACGACACCATCTTGGAAGGTGCGGAGTTGGGCTGCAGGGATGCTAAGGTAGTCAATATTGGGGCATGGTGCGACGAATACTTGATTGGGCCAGACCTACTTAACACCCTTAGATTCCGTTTGGCTACCCGCAATGCCAAGATGATTGTGACGTTTACGCCGATTGATGGATATACGGAGGTAGTGCGCGACTACATTGGCGGGGCTACGACAATAGAAAGCAAACCAGCAGAACTACTTGGAGGACGGTTGGTAAGCACTATCCAGCACTCCAAGAATCGTAATGCCGCCGTCATCTACTTCCACACCAAGGACAATCCCTTTGGCGGCTATGACCGTATTGCCAAAGACTTAGCTAATAGGCCAGAGGAAGAAATCCTGTGCCGTGCGTATGGTATTCCCACCAAGAGCTTTAGTTGTCAGTTCCCTAATTTTAGTACGGATGTAAATGTCATACCCCACGAAAAAATTCCTAGGATAAACGTCACTAGGTACATGGTGCTAGACCCTGCTGGCCGCAAGAATTGGTTCATGTGCTGGATAGCTGTAGACGAGACAGAGACGTATTACATCTATCGGGAGTGGCCTGACGTTGCTGTAGGGGATTGGGCTAAGTGGCACGGCGGCAAATGGATTGGCGGCGAAGGGTCTAAGGGGCTAGGCTATGGCATCAAGGACTATGTTAATCTAATCACTACCTTAGAGTCTGATGGTAAGGAAAACATCTTTGAACGGCTGATTGACCCACGTTTAGGTGCGGCCAAGTATCAGGGGCAGGACGGAGCTTCTTCTATCATCGAGGACTTGTCTATGGCTGGCTTGACGTTTGTGCCTGCGCCCGGACTTGATATTGAGGACGGCATCCAAGCCCTCCAAAGCAAGATGGCTTATAATAAAAAAATTTCAATAGATGGCGTTAATCGCCCACACCTTTATGTATCCAACCGTTGTCAAAACATTATCCAAGCGTTCCAAGAATACACAGCCGAAGGCGGCCCCGACGAAGCGTGGAAAGATTGTGTGGATGTATGTCGATACGCGGCAATTGAAAATATCAGTTTTATTAAAGAAAATAAATACGCTGTGGACAAAAATAAGACTGGCGGCTACTAAGTAATTTAGATACAATAACTAATGATTGCAACTAAGACACCTAAAAGAGGAGACGTTAGAAAAGATGGTATGGTGTTTTTGTCTAGAACAAAAAATCTTACTAGCTTTACAGAATGGTGGGTAACCGTTGAACATTATAATAAAATTATTCAAGATGCTAGGGACAGAGCTAAATGGCGTTATCATAATGACCCAGCATATAGGGCTAAAGACAAGGCTAAGAATTGTTCTGAGTTAGCTCGCGCCAGAAAACGTAAATGGAATAAAGCTAATCGCGCCTATATGGACAGCTTTCAGTCTGCTCGTCGTGCAATAATTAAAGGCAATGCAATCCTGCTATCAGATAACGAGAAAGCATTGGTAAAAGATGTATATGCTTTTAGGGATATTCTGAATAAACAACATGGCCGCGCAATGTTTCATGTTGACCATTGCCAACCAATATGTCGCGGTGGATTACATCACCCTAATAATCTAAGGGTTACAACTGCCCATTATAATGTCACTAAAGCTACTAACTAACTATTAAATGAGTGCTATTCGTATTACAGACTTGGCTAAGGAACTAAACGTATCTGTTAATGAGTTGATGCTATTGAAAACCAATAAGCTCGACGAGACAGACTACAAGGGCGTTGGTAAAAACACATGGTTTAACGATGCTGGCATTGCCAAGATTCGTCTAGCCATTGACATCCCGCTGGCTGTGCCAAATCAATTTATTGGCATGGTGCTTTCTAATGCCAAGAATCCTAATTGGGTATATTGTGAGATTGTGGGGATTGGCGGCAAGAAGCCTGTAGCAATTCCACGCCGCCTGCGTGGTAAACTGTTGAATAAGCGTATTCCAATTCACGCTATCACTGATGCCACTGGGACAACCTACCGCCATGCGCTCCTCACGGGATATAACTAACAATCCCGATTGGATTGCAGAGCAAGTAGATAGACTCCTTGGCTTTGAAATGCTTTGTAAACTCCTCACTGCTGACCCTCGTCCTATCCCGCCCGGTAGTCTGGCTGATAAGATTGGGGTGTATAAAGGATATTCCCACACAATTCTTTCCGATATTAGAACCCGCCAATTAAATGGATAATAACGACAAACAAGAAGCCCTGACATACGCCAGCAAAGAGCCAGACATTACAGTGCTGCGCGATGCGTATGAGCAAACAGTTAATGAACTAAGTAGCTTCTTTGACACTTGCCGTAGTAGCTATGATGACCGCCGCAATTATTGGCCGGGAAAAAGCCGCGACCTACGCAAGCACGGGGCTGATGCGTTTCCTTGGGAGGGTGCGGCAGATACAGAGGCGCACGTTATTGATGAGCGCATCAATGCGTATGTTTCTATGTTTATCTCGTCTATGTCTCGCGCTAACATTCGCGCCTATCCTGTAGAGATTACAGACATTGGTAGGTCAAAGGTTGTAAGCAGCTTCCTCAAGTGGATGGTGTCTTCTTACATTCCTCGTTTTAAGAAAGAGATGGAACTGGCCGCCAACTATTTGTTGGAGCGTGGCGTTCTCATCACCTATGTAGGCTGGCAGCGTGAGAACAGCACCTACTTGCAAAAATTAGACTTAGCGCAACTAGCTCAAGCCGACCCGAATCTAGCCAAGGCTGTGCTAGAGGGAACCGCTGATGACCAGCTCATTGAGATGCTGCGCTCTGTCTACCCTCAAGTGTCTGATAAACGTGCCAAGCGTGCATTAAATGAACTCCGCAAGAAAGGTGTTGCTGAGATTCCTGTTGTACGCCGCCAGATTGACTGTCCTCTAGTCAAAACCCTTAGCCCTGACGGAGACTTCTTCTTCCCGTCCTACGTTACAGACCCACAGCGTTCGCCTTATTGTTTCTGGCGCACCTACTACACAGCCCAAGAGTTGCAGAACAAAGTTGGCACAGAGGGCTGGGATAAAGAATGGGTGGATTACGTCATTGAACATTATCGCGGGATTAAAGTGAACGCGATTGAGACAGAACTCAATGGCCGCCGTAACTATGGCTTCACCACACAGATTTATGAGGCCAATGAACTCATTGAAGTGGTGTATGGCTACCAACGGTTGATTGACAAAGAAGACAACTCCGAAGGTATCTACTGCACCGTATTCCATCGTGACCTAGACCGCAAGAAAGAGGCGCAGAATGTGCCTGCTTATGCAAAATTTGAGCTGATGAACGGCTACGAGGATTATCCTGTGGTTGTTACACGGCTGTTTGAAAACAGCAAACGTCTGTATGATACACAGAATGTTTCTGATTTGCTGCGTGGTATTCAATGGCAAGTAAAGGTAGAACGCGACAGCCGCATTGACCGCAACAGCATGGCTACCCTGCCTCCTGTGCTACACCCTGTGGGTAATGAACCCAAAGACTGGGGGCCGGGGCGTTACGTTCCCTATCGCCGCGCTGGTGAGTTCCAGTTTGGCCCTGTGCCGCAATATAATGCGGGTTCTGTAGAGATGGAGAACACACAGCTCAAGACGGCTGACAATCTTGTTGGCCTAGACCCAACAAATCCTTTGTCGTCTATTAAACAGCAGTTTTTTGTGGACAAGTTCTTGGGTCATGTGCGCGATGTCATCAAGATGTCTTTTAAGTGCTATCAACGCTTTGGCCCAGAACAAGTGTTCTTCCGTGTTACAGGTGTGCCTGACCCACAGCGGTTTGATAAGGGCAATCCTGATGAGGACTTTGACATCCTAATTAATTTTGATGTCCTCAACACCGACCCAGAGACACAAGAAGCAAAGCTCAATCAGCTTGTGTCGTTATTGCAACTCGACAAGAATGGCCGCATTAATGTGGATGCTCTCTTGGACATGGCGGCTGCCGCAATTGACCCAATGTTGGCCGACGCTATCTTGCAGCCAGCCGAGCAAGCACAGCAACAAATTGTCAAACAAGTAACCGATGACCTTACAAAAATCTCGTCCGCTATTGAAATGCCAGCCCGTCCAAATGGGGCGCAAATCGCGCTGCAAGTTATCACCCAATACGCCCAGCAGCCAGACGTTGTCCAGCGATTGCAGCAAGACGAAGCCTTTAAGGGCCGCCTCGAAAAGTATCATTCACAATATATCTTCCAGATGCAGCAAATGCAGAACGCCCAGATTGGCAAAATCGGGACTCAACCCGCTGCCGTTGGTGAAATGAATACGCAACAGATGGCGCAGCAATGAACAAGCCAATGTTTAATGTAAACTTTGCCCCGCAGCAGGGGCCA